CAGTTACAAGAAGCTGTAGTTGGTAGTGAAGATTATGCAAAGATTAATTTGACAGCAGAATTAGAAGCGAGAAGTCATTTCTTAGAAGAAGAAACAACAAGAGATGAACATAGTATGCTTCGAGGAAATACAAATCAAACTGGACATTTCTCTACTTACAGACCTCATCGTGCGCTTATTAGATAGCCATGCCATTAGTTACAAAATCAATTCCTAATCTTATTAATGGTGTAAGTCAGCAACCAGCTGCTTTGAGACTTGCTTCACAAGCAGAGAAAGTTGTTAATTGTATTCCTAGTTCTGTTGAAGGTTTAAAGAAACGACCTCCTTTCTATCATCAAGCACGAATGTTTACTGGTACAGCAGGAAGTACCAGACCATTTAGTCATATTGTTGATCGAGATGGAAGTGTTCAGTATTTGGTTTACATCTCTGATGGAGATTTAAAAGTATTTAGTTTGGCTGGAGTTGAACAAACTGTTAGTTTTCCAGATGGAAAAACTTATCTTGATATAGCAAATACATCAGAACCTGCAAATACTTTTCGATTAGCAAGTATTGCGGATCATACTTTTATTACAAATAAAGAGAAAGAGATTGAAACAGAGACAACAACTTCTCCAACTTTTTCTGCAAATACTGGCGTAGTATTTATTAGACAGGCTGAATATAATACTACTTATTCAGTAACATTAAATGCTAACGATCATACTGAAACCAAAAAAGAATTTACTACTCCAGTTATAGGATCAGGCGCATCTTCTTCTGCTCCTAGTAATAAAAGTATTTGTGATGGATTAAGAGACGCAATTAATAATGACAGCACATTAGGCCCAGAATATACAGCTACTACAATTGATGATTATCTTCTGAAGATAGTTAAGGATGATGGAGGAACATTCACAATTGCTGTTAGTGACACGATTGCTGACATGTTTATTGTAGGAATAAAAGATGAAATAGAAGCAATACAACAGCTTCCACTTAAAGGAATTAACGGTCAAATACTCAAAGTTATTGGTTCAAGTTCGACAGAAGCAGATGATTACTATGTAAAGTTTGAGACTACTGGTGGAGGTACAAGTGGAAAAGGTATCTGGAGAGAAACAGTTGCACCAAATATTGTTTATCAATTAAAGGCAACAACAATGCCTCATACATTGATTAGAAATGCTAATGGCAGCTTTACATTTCAAAAACATACATGGGGTCATAGAATTGCAGGAGATGCAACAAGTGCCCCTAACCCTCCTTTCGTGGGAGAGAAGATTAAAAATATTAATGTATTTAGAAATAGATTAGTATTCTTAGCTGATGAATATGTATGTCTATCAGCTGCTGATGACTACACAAGATTTTGGCCTGAGACTGTTCAGACCGTTGTAGATAGTGATCCTATTTTTGTAAGTACAGGTGGTACTGATATTAACTTCCTTACTTCAAGCATGGCATTTGCTAATACCTTGCTTTTATTTAGTCCTCACGGTCAGTTCAGATTAGATACAGGCGCATCAGGATTAGGAGCACCACTTACTCCTAGAACTGCAACGATTACATCAATGACAAAATATGATTCAGTTGATTTAATTGATCCTATAGGTGTAGGTCGTACTGTTTTCTTTCCTATCAATAAAGGAGATTTCACTGGATTGCGTGAGTTTTATTTGCCTGATGTAACAGGTGCAACTCCTATTTCAGCAGAGGTAACAGCATCAGTCCCAAGATATATTCCTAAGAATTTAGTTGCTATAGCTGCTTCTGTTTCAGAAGAAACAATCATACTAGTTAGTAAAGATGAGCCAACACGTTTATATGTTTATAAGTTTCTTTTTTCAGATGAAACTAAATTACAATCTGCCTGGTCTTATTGGGAAATAAAAGGTAGCAAATCCATTCTCTCGGCTACTATTTTAGATAATGATCTTTATATTATTACTGAATATACTGATGGTGTTTACTTAGAAAAAGCTTCATTACGTCCTGAATCTGTTGATATAGGAACAGAGATAGAAGTTCTGCTAGACAGGAAAACAACAGAAGCAAATTGTAGTGTTAGTGTTACAAATGCAGGAGGTTTAAATGCACAATCAACAATTACTCTTCCTTATCCATTAGCAAATACTGGAGTAACAAAACTAGTTGGTAGGCCTTTAACAGTAGGGGGTTCTAATTATGCAGATATAAATAGTTTCCCAAACACTCAACCTTCAACCAATGCAGTTATTACAATTGTAAATGCAAAAGGTTTAGTCGTTAGCAGTACAGGCGGATCGACTACAGGTAAAACTACAGGCAATGCAACTGTTACAATTACTGATTTCCCTTCTTATTTATTCAGTAAAACAATTCAAAATAATGAAGCAATATCATTTACTAAACAAGCTGCTACTAATACATATAAATTTAAAGCATTAGTTAAATTAAAGCATGGACAGGTTCTAACTCCTACTGCTGAAACAGTTGGAGATGCTTCTAACAATGGAACTATTACTGTTGATGGAGACGTAAGTACGACAGCTTTCTTTGTTGGAGAGCCTTATGACATGACTTATGAATTTAGTACACCATATTTAAAACAACAGGATGAGTCTGGAACTATTTCTGTTGCAAGTAGTCCATATTTACAACTAAGAAAATGGTCAGTTGTTTTTGATAAGACTTCTGCCTTTGAATTAAAAGTCACTCCTTTTGGAAGAGACACCTCAACTTATGTTTATAACGGAATACAGGTTGGACAGAACTTAATCGGCCAAGTTGGCATCCCAAAAGAAAGCTTCAGAGTTCCTGTTATGACTAGAAATATTGATGCAAAGATCGAACTGGTAAGTAGTAGCCCTTTACCTTGTATATTCCAATCAGCTGAATGGGAAGGCTGGTTGCAGCAAAGAGCAAGGAGAATTTAAAGATGGCTATCCTCCGACCTTCACTTCTTACTGATGTTGCAGTAGTTGCAGAAAATATGAGAAAAGAAGATGTAGCTGAAGTTAAAGCACAGACAGGTGCTTGTCCTAAAGGTGGTTTGCTCTATGCTTATTTTATGAGTAAGCCTTGTCTAACAACTGTAAGTCGTCATGGTCATTTGATGTCAATGGGAGGAGTTGTTCCTGAAGGGGAAAACATAGGGCGTATCTGGTTGTTAGGATGTCAATCAATGTTCGATGATCCTATTGATAAGAGATGGTTCCTAAGAAGTTCAAAGAAAACATTAGCTGAAATGCAGCGACTATATCCTCTACTTTTTAATATGGTTGATGCAAGAAATGAAGTTCATGTAAAATGGATTGATTGGTTAGGTTTTACCTTTATCAAAAAACATCTAAACTGGGGGCCAGAGTCCCAGATGTTTTATGAGTTCGTGAGGATCTAAAGAATGTGCGCTCCTGCCGTTATTGTTGGTGTTCTTTCAGCTGGTCTGGGCTTTATGCAGTACCAGAATCAGATTGCGATGCAGAACAAGCAGATAGAAGTAGCAAATATGAATGCAGTTGCAAGATTTGATCAAGATAAACTTCAGTCTCAAGCTAATAATTTCAGAGAAAAACAGCAGGAAATGAGTACAGAATTAGCTAATGAGACAAGTGAATTTATGGCAAACAGAGCATTTGAGCAGGAAAGATCACAAATTAATTTACAGATAGCTCAAGCACAAGAAGAAGCAGCAATTAAAAAACGAGAGAAAAAGTTAGAAGCCATAGGTGCTCAAGGAGAAATTCTTGCTACAGGTAAAGGAGGAATGAATATTGTTAATTTATTAGCGGATGTCGATGCTAAATATGGACAATTTGACTGGAATACAAATAGAAATTTAGCATTTACTGGTGTTCAATCAGATATAGATAAACGTAGTGCAAATATTAGATTGGCAAGTAGGAAGGCTGGTCTTAATCCTTATATTAAACGTGTGGATTATGGACCTGCTGCACCAATATTACAAGAGAAAGTCAGAGGAAATACAGGATTAGCATTGCTAAGTGCTGGATTACAAGGTGCTAGTGCAGGTATGAATTGGAGTAGTGCAGCTTCTGGAGCAGGATACACATGGAAGGGATGGACTGGAGGTGGGTATGTTAAGACAGGAGTGAAAGGAGCGACTTCATCTCGATTACTTAAGGAGAATATCTTTAAATTAGGTAAATCATCTGAAGGTCATAATGTTTACAAGTTTAATTACAAAGGTAATCCAACTAATTACATAGGTGTCATTGCTGAAGAAGTTCAGAAGCTTAAACCTGAAGCAGTCTTTAGAATGGCCAATGGATTTCTTGGCGTTAATTATGACCAGATTGACGTTGACTTCCTTGTTCAAACGACTTAACTATGGCAAAAGTTAGTAAGTACACTCACGGTAAAACTAAAGGAACTTCTGATCGTCAGAGTTCTGGAAGACTTTCATCGGCTGGTGGTGAAACAAGTGCACCAATAAAAGAATTTAATATAACAGGAAGTACAAGTCCAAGTCAGCCAATAAGAGTTAGTACAAATGATTACTATCAGTCTCAAGCTTTAAGTTATCCTCAAGCACCTCAGATTAAAAGTTTTTCTGAAGCACCAGCAAATGATCAAAATTTAAAGAATTTAATTGAGGATCTAGGCCAAGTCAATACAAAACTTCAACAATTTACGCCTGACTTTTGGAACTTTCAGAAGGCAATGGATACAGCTGCTAGGAAAAAAGCAGAGGTAAAAGCCGCAGAATCTAATACTCAATTAAATGCAGCTAAGAATGCGTTAGAGAAAAAAGCTGAGACAGATGAGAATGCTTCTGATTCTTATGGAATTTTCTCTTCAATGGATCAGAGAGTTGAGAGAGAACTTGTAATTGTAAATGCGAAGAATAAAGGATTAGCACTTGTTAGTGGATTTAATGATGTAGCACTCAATGATTATAATGCTTCTTCTTTAGATGAAAGCAGGATAGATGAGAAATCAGGAGAGATAATTCCTATTAATCCATCTACTGATGAATGGTCGAATTATGCAACTAATTATTTCAAAGATAATATTGGAAATACTGCTGCATATTTAGAACTGCAACCTCAAATTCAAGCAGCCATATATAGTGCAAGACGTTCAGTATCAAAAGAACATGCTACATATAAAGATAAGAAAGCAAATAATACTTTAAACACATCAATTGGAAGCACAATTATAGAAGCAAGCAGTGCAAGTCAAGAGAAACTTATAGGAACATATTCTAATGTAGGTGGAGAGCTTACAGAATGGACAACTGACCAAGGAGTTGATGAGCCAGGCAAGGTAGTTACAGGAATGAGTTTTACTGGTGCTATTAATGATTT